GGAGATAGGACTCCTTCTTTGTTTACTGGGTCTGATTACTTTCAAGATGTTATCTTGGGGGGGATTGATGAGTCTAAGATAATAGATAATCTTGAAGAGATTGCTACTCAGCAGGATAATATGACTGCTGCTATTAATGCTTCTAAGGAGATTCTTAAGTTGAAGAATAGATTCCCTGAGGCTAAGATGACTGTTAGGAAGTATGAAGCTACTTTAAAAGACCTCCTTGAGTTTGGGGAGGATAATCAAGAAGAGTGATATGAAAATATCTTCTAAAAATATAAGTGATAAGAAATTGCAGGAGCTTATTAAATGGACTCCACATGAAGGAGGTCAGGATGAGGTTTTGAAGTCTAAGGCTAGGTTTAGAGTTCTTGCTTGTGGGAGAAGGTGGGGGAAGACTGAGGTTGCTTCCTATATGGCTATTAAGAAGCTGTTGATTCCTAATAGTATTGTTTGGGTGGTAGCTCCTTCCTACGAGTTGACTAAGAGAGTATATGATAGAGTTGTTACTTTCTTAGCTGAGATTTTTCCTCCTTCAGAGGGTGAGTTTGCTGCGAGGATAAGACCTACTCCTAACATTGGAACTAACTGGGGTTCTAAGCTGGAGTGTAAGTCTGCTGATAACCCTGTCTCTCTTTTAGGGGGGGAGGTTGATTTGATTATTATAGATGAGGCTGCGATAGTAGATAACAACATTTACTATCAGTATATTAGACCCGTGACTCACGATAGAGATGCTGATATATTTCTTATCTCTACTCCGAGAGGGAAGAACTGGTTCTTTGATGAGTGGATTAAGGCTAAGGATGCTGGAGGTGCTTTTACTTTTAAGAGTTGGGATAGACCTACTTTCTCTCAAGAGGAGATGAAGAGAATCAAGGAGGAGTTTCCACCTCAGATTATTAAGCAGGAGTATGAAGCTCAGTTTACAGATGCCGCTTCCTCTGTTTTTTCTATTGGACATATTACTAACTGTATGGTGGACTTTGACCATAAGATAAACCCAGAGTATAATTACACGATAGGAATTGATTTAGCGATGAGTTACGACTATTTTGCGGCTGCTGTTTATTGTCATGAGACTAAGAGCATTGTTCACGTTGAGAAGAAGACTACTGATTGGGCTGGTCAGAAGCAGAGGATAAAGACTTTGCATTTTACATATAACGTTGGGAAGGTTATTGTAGATACTACAGGTGTTGGCTCTCCTATATATGAGGAGTTATATCACGATGGTATCTTAGTTGAGGACTTTCATTTTACAAATATTACGAAGAGGAGGATGATTGATAAGTTAAAGTCTCGTATTGAACAAGAGACTATTACTCTCCCGAAGAATGATGATTTATATGATGAGTTATCCAGTTTCCAAGTTAATATTTCAGAAGCTGGGAATGCTATTTATTCAGCCCCAAGGGGTGGTAAAGATGATTTAGTAGATTCAGTTGGGCTTGCTATTTGGGATTCAGACCCTAACTCTCCTTTATTACAACAGGATAGAAAAAGACGGGGAAGAAATAAAAGGAGAAAGAATAAAAAAGCAGGTTCGTTTGTTTAACAAAATTTTATGAGAGAATTAGTATCTAAAATTGAAGAGACTGCTGAGGAACTAGGTAACCAAGAGTTGCCTATGAACCCTGTTTTCGCTCCTAAGCCGAGCGATATTACCTCTTTAGTTGATAACTATTGGATGTCTCTTTACAGAGATTCCAATTATGATGAGAATGGCAATAAGAAGATTTTCTTCAATCAGATTGAAACTCCTGTTATAAACTCTGCTAAGATGATTGACTTTGATGTATCTGATTTTAATATAATCCCTCACTATAATAATGGGAATCATTCCCAGATTAAGGGGGTTATTTTTGAGGATGCACTACATCAGTATCTTAGGGTGAACGGTTACGGGAAGTTTGTAAATGATTTGACTCTTTACTTGCCTAAATATGGATGGGTAATTATTAAGAAGATTGTAAGAGACGGGGAGACTCATATGAAGTTAGTTCCTGTACAGAACATTAGAGCTCAGTGTAACGTAGATAAGTTGGAGAACTCTTCTTTCTTAGCTGAGAAGCATGTGTTCTTACCTGAACAGTTAGAATCTTATGGGTTTGATAAGAAAGATTTAATGAAGGTTAAGAACTTGGCTGGTGAGAAACCAGTTACAATTTATGAGTATTATGGAAAATTAGATGATTCCTCTAATGATTATCACATCATTGCTGATATTGAGGAAAAGGGAGAGGAAATTGTTCTTGACGCTTCAGAGAGAAATATAAATGATTACTATAGAGACATTTATTGGGACAAAGTGCCTGGTAGATTGCAAGGAGTAGGACAAGTTGAGAAATTGTTTGAGGCTCAGATTCACCTTAACAAGGTTGCTTACTGGAAAGAGAAAGGACTTCATTGGACTTCTAAGCACATTTATCAAACAACTGATAGAGGGATTGCTGAGAACTTACTTGATGAGGTTGATGACGGACAGGTGCTTACTCCAAGAGATAGATTAGAACCTGTTCCTATGGAAGAGAGAAATCTCTCTGCTTATAGAGAAGAGGAAGAGCAATGGTATAGAAGTATTTCAGATAGAACATTTACAAGTGATGTAACTCAAGGGAAACAACCAACGTCTGGTGTTCCTCTCGGAGCTTCTGTTCTTGCTTCTCAGATGGCTAGTGGATTCTTTTCAAGGATTCAAGAGAATATAGCAGTAGAACTGAAAGACTGTGTGTTTGATTGGATTCTCCCTTCGTTCAGGAAGAAAATGAAGAAAGGATTTATTCACAGATATATAGGAGCAAGCGATGAGAAACAGGCATTGATTGACCAAGCAATACTTAACGCAAGAGTAAATAGGAAAATAAAAAGACACTTCAAGAATAATGGGAACTTCCCAACTCAGTCACAGATTCAGATAATGAGAAGTGCTGAACAAGAGAGATTAAAGAATCCTGAAAATAGAGAGTTTAATGTAATAGATAACTGGTTTGATGATTTAAGATATGACCTTGAGCTTGTGATTGTAGGAGAATCAACAAACGTGGAAGGTAAGATGACTGCTATAAAGACAGCACTAAATGCAGTTCAAGCACCAGAAGAAAAAAGGAAACTAATCAACAGAATGATGGTCTTACTAGGAGAAGAACCACTCTTTTCAACATCAGGACCGCAGGCTGAAGATATACTTATGATGCAAGGGAGACAAGGTTCACCTCCTAAGCCAGAGACAGTACCAACAATGACTAGACAAACAACAACGGTTTAGTAAACAAGCAACAACAATATGATTCCATACGGAGACAGAATCTTAATAGAGTTTGTAGATGAGAGAAAGGGGATAGTTTATAAGCCTGAGTTTAGAGGTTGTTTTAAGAGAGCTGTTGTTAAAGTGGTTGGAAGTCTTGTTCACGAAATAGAAGTTGGCGATAAAATATTTACAAAAAGATTCAAACCTGTTATAGTTGATGATAAGGAATATGTCTTGACTAAAGAGACAAATATTCCAGCAAAATATGAGTAAAGAAAAATTATTTACACCAGAAGAAGAAGCGTTTTTAGAACAGAATAAGACGATGCTTCGTACAATATTGACAAAGTTTATTAAAGATAAACGAGATATTGTATTAAGACATCAACCTGGACCAGAAAGAGATGCTAAGATTGATGGCACGTTCTTTTTTGAAGATTTAGTTTCAAGCTCACTATTTGATAGACCTGAGAGGGTAAGTCAAGATAGTGGGATTTAAAAACACACAGGAATAAACCTGTTATTATAAATTAATAGTAGAGAAAACTACTTTAAATCAATTTAATTATGGATGAAGAAAAAAAGGAGATGGACACTCCTGAAGAAAACCAATGGGGAGAAGGAGACTCTCAAGAAGAAACTCCAGAGGGAGAAGCAGATGACATAGAAAAGATTAAGAAAGAAAGGGATTCTGCTATCGCTCAGAAGGAACATTATAGAGGAAAATATGACAAGGCTAAATCTGCTTTTGAAGAAGAAAAGAAAGATGCTGATACTCCTAAGGAGACAGCTGATGCCAAAGGTAAATTGGATTTCCTTGTAGAAAATATGGGTTCTGATTATACCAAAGAAGATGTTGAGTTAATCTCAAAGCAGGCTAAATTGGATGGCGTCACTTTAAGTGAAGCTGCTAAGGATAAAGATATTTCTGATATTATCAATCAACGACACAAGAAAGCAAAAGAAGATGCTAAAAGTCTTGATTCTAATTTCACAAATTATCCTAAACCAGATAAGCCTCTTGAGGAAATGACTCCTAAAGAACATCAAGCATATGAAGAAAAGTTGCAAAGAGCAAGAAAAAATCAGATGTAAAAATGATAAGGATGCTTTGTACTTAATAGTTTAATATCTATGGCTATAAACCAATATTACACAGTTTTTACGCCTGAGGTTTGGAGTCCTGTACTTAACAAATCTTTCCGTGAAAATCTTGTTGCTGCAAAAGCCTTCGCTGACTTTTCAGACGACATTGCGGGAGGAGGAGATGTTATACACATTCCTCACCTTGAGCACAGTTTCACCATTTCTGACATTAAGCAAACCAGTGGTGAAGTTTCTGCAGAATCAATTAATGACACTCAAACACAGTTGACACTCAACAAGTGGCAAGGTTCTGCATTTAGGATTTCAGACTGGCAAGCGAAAATTGTATCTAAGAAATACAATATCAAGAGACAGTACGCTGACCAACTCGGTTTTGACCTTGCTAAGAAATTTGATACTCAACTTATGGCTGAGTATACAAACTTCACAAATGTAATCGGGGGTTCAACAACTGACCTTAGCGACACAGCTCTTGAACAAGGAATGTCAATAATGGAATCTAACTCAGTACCGAGACCTCAAGTACCTTTGGCAAATGGTTCACTTAAGAACTTGTTAGTTCACCCAATGGCAGTATCATACGCTCTTGCAACTCAAGACGGAGGAGCTCCATCAGGTGCTAGGATTTCAGAGAAAGAAGGAGAATCACTCAGGAAGACAGTCGTTGGTGATATCATGTACGGAATTAAAGCTCTTAAAACAGGAGCTGCCGTTGTTATCGCTGCTACAAACGATAGGTAAGTTCGTTATTGAGGGGTCTAACTTCTATGGACTCCTCAATCATAGAGGTAATGAACTAAAAAATATGAAAACATCAGACTTTTATTTAGCTGCATATCTATTAGACAAAGGCTTTGAACTACAAGGTTCAGATAGGTCTAATCCAAAGAGAATATTTTTTCACTTTGATAGTGGTGAAAATGAAGCTATTGTTTTCTTTAATAAAGAAGCGGTTGTTGAACCGATTTCTTTTTCTATGAGTATTAAATACTTAAAAAAAGAATTATATAAATATGACAAAGATTAATATATTGGGGAATTTTGATAATCCTTTCAATTCAAAAATGGAGGAAGCTATAGAGTGGGCTTTCGGGCAAGAGGGATATGAGACACAGAGATTTGATGAGAAGAACTTTGATGAAGAAGAACTTATAAATTCAGATGCTGATATACTCCTTTTCTTTAAAGGAACTAAGTTCGCACACAGTGCC